CAGGTCACTCCGGCTGAACATTCTGCCGCGGTTAAAGCTCGTGGTGATTGGGTGGTGGGCACTATTGATCCGGCATCGAAAGGTCGCGGACAAAAAGACGGCGAGAATCTTTTCGATATCTACGTTGCGCAAGGGCTGAAATTGATCAAGGCCGACAACGCGGTTGAAGCTGGACTGTTGGCGGTGAATGAACGCCTGGCCACTGGTCGATTAAAGATATTCAGCAACCTGACTGGCGTCTGGCACGAAATAGGTCTCTATCGTCGCGACGATAACGGCAAGGTCGTTAAAGAAAACGATCACCTCATGGACGCAATGCGTTACCTGATCATCATGCTGGTTCGCGTGATGAGTACAAAGCCTATCGACGGGCGAACGGTTCAATCAACAAACTCTGATCACTGGATGGCGTAATAAATGGCTGACGATCTGAAGCACAGTATGCGACTGCATAAGATTCTGCAGGAACGCGACTATCAGCCAGAGTGGCGAGGTCTCGCTTCGCGTTGCCACCAATACTACGACGGCAACCAGCTCGATCAGGAAGTGATTAATTCGCTGAAGGCTAAGAAACTTCCGATTCTGATTACCAACCTGATGCAGCCTGCGATCAATGGTGTGTTGGGTATGGAGGCGCGCAGCCGAACTGACTGGTTTGTGCGTGCGGACGATGATGAATTCAGGGAAGTAGCTGAAGGTCTGAATGTTCGCCTGAATGAGGGACTGCGAACCGGCAAGGCGAATCAGGCATGTGCGGAAGCGTACAAGGCCCAGGTGATTTCTGGTATCGGCTGGGTGGAAGTTAAAAAGAACAGTAACTCGCTGGGATCAGAATACAAAATCAGCACGGTGCACCGAAATGAAATTTCATTCGACTGGCGCACCGCTCCGGATCTGAATAACTGTCGCTGGCTCCTGCGCGAACGCTGGGTTGATAAAGACGAGGCTGAGGCTTTCTTCCCAAGCCAAAAAGAAATCATCAAGCACAGTATTGGCCAGTGGTCGTCGTTTGATATGGATGATTTTTACGACAAAGGCGACACGCTGTCTCAGGCGTACCGCGAATATCAGTACAGCACTCGTGACGAGAAGGAATGGATTTTACCGCACCGTGACATGGTGAAGGTGTACGAGCTGTATTACCGCGTATGGACGCCCGGCATCGTATTGCGCTCGGAAGATGGCCGCGCAGTGGTGTATCAGGAGGACAACCCGATTCACAACGCGATGGTGGTTTCGGGTCGGGTGAAAATCATAAAGTGCTCGGTGCCGTCACTTCGATTGAGTTGGTATATCGGTCCGCACTTCGTCAAGGATATGGCCAGTCCGCATCCTCACAATATGTATCCGTATGTACCGTTCTTCGGTGCGCGTGAAGATGAGACTGGTATTCCGTATGGACTGGGTCGCTCAATGCTCAGCCCGCAAGACGAGATCAATTTCCGTCGCATTCGCCTGACTGGTGACCTGAATTACAAGCGGATCACCATGGACGATGACGCAACGGCGATGAGCGATAACGATCTGCGCCAGCAGGTTCACCAGGCTGACGGTATTGTTAAGTTGAACGGTGCCGGTAAGCGTGAGGGTGGAGCGCTATTCAAAGTCGAATCAGATCAGGGTATCGGTGCTCAGCAATTCCAAATCATGCAAGACGCCAAGATGCTGATTCAGGACGTTGCCGGTATTTATAACGCGTTCTTGGGCAAAGAGGGTGGCGCTCAGTCTGGCGTGGCGATTAACTCTCTGGTTGAGCAGGGCGCAACGACACTGGCTGACATTAACGACAACTACAACAACGCTCGCCAGATGGTTGGTGAACTGGTCATGGCTCATGAAGTCGAGGAAATGACAGAGAGCCGAAACATTCAAATCATGGTGCCGGGCAAGCTGGGCGAGAAGCCGAAGCAGGTCGTACTGAATAATGACCAAGACGGCGAAATGACCAACGCTATCGCTCAGGCTAAAACACAGGTAGTACTGGGTGAGATTCAACAGTCGCCGGGTTACCGCGCTCAAGTCTCGCAAATGCTCATGGACTTTATTTCCAAGCTGCCGGGCGACGCTCAGATGGCTGGCCTTGGTATTTTCGTTGATCAGCTGGACGTGCCGGAAGAAAAACGTATTGAACTCATGAAGCTGGTTCAGAAATTTACAGGTGAAATTGATCCAGAAGACATGACGCCAGAACAGCAAGCGCAGATGCAGGAGCAGCAGCAAAGACAGAAGGAAATGGATGAGCTGCAGATGCGTGAAGTCATGCTTAAACTTGAAGAGCTGGCCGCGAAAGTCGACAAGGCCAAGGCAGACGCTCAGTACACACGAGAGCGCGCAGAATCAGAAGACGTTGATCAGCAAAAAACGAAGATGGAAATAGAGCAGGCAGCGGCAGTTCCTCCGCCTTTGCCTGACGAATGGCAGCAAGCCATTTAAAAAACAGAATTCAATAAAGAGACCCGCCATTGAGCGGGTTTTTTTATGCCCGATTTTCGGAAGCGGCGACCGGTAGACCCGCAAAACCCTTCGCAGTCATGCGGCAAATGACAAATAGGTGAGAAATGAGTGACGAAGTAATGAGCGTTGATGACGCATTGGCAAGTGGTGATCCGGAGCAGATTGAAAAGGCTCTGGCTGCACATGCCGAGGATGGCAATTCAGACGAAGAGAACGGAGCGGGCGCTGAGTCGAGCACGGAAACCGAGGTTGCAGAAGCAGCCGAAGGATCTGACGACAAAGGCGAAAGCGATGGTGAATCGTTCCACCAGGATGAAAATGGCGACAAGTACATTCTCAGCAAAAACGGGGAGCACCATTACCCGTATGAGCTGTTGTCTGGCACACGCCAGCGAGAGCGCGAAGCTGTTCGCGAGAACGAAGAGTTGCGCAAGCAGCTCAATGAAGCAAACGCAAAGCTCTCTGAAAGCGAAAGTCAGATCAGTAACGCCAAAGCGAACCTTGAGCGTCAGGGTGTGGACATGGACTCAGCCTTTGCTGATCCAGATGCCATTACCGAAAAGGAATTGGCTGAGATTGAGGAAGACTACGGAAAAAATTCTGTAGAGCTGAAATTAGCTCGCGGTCTTTTTAAATCACAGCAGGCGCAGACACAGCAGGCCGAGACTGTAAATCAGGCTCAAGCTGAAGTGGATGACGCAGAAGCTGCAGCCGCTCGCTCAGCATTTCAAAACAACTCAGACCTCACCAATTGGCAGGCCAAAGACCCAGACCGCTGGGATATGGCTTTAACCATCGACCAAAAACTGCAGGCAGATCCCAAGTGGCAAAACGCCGCGCCTGCAGACCGTTTTGCGGAAGTCGCAAAGCGCACAAAAGCAGCCTTTGGCGACGCTGTAGCGGAGCAGAAATCCGTTAAGCAGCGCGCCAAGGAAATCGTTGATAACGCCGAAGCTCCTACCCCTAACTCACTTACTGATATTGGTCAGGCCCCTGGTACAGAAAAGTCTCTTAGAGAGCGTCTGGAAACCATGTCTGACGCTGATCGCGAGGCCGAAATGGCCAAGATGTCTGATGCTCAGATTCAGGAAGTGATGAGTTGGTATTGAGTTTCGGTCACATAATTCAGGTGATTGATTATGCCAGTTGTAAAAAGTAACAAGGTTGAAAACGGTGCTTTGTTCACCGACATGACTCGTCAGCCGAACTTCACCAATTTGCTGGTGGACTCGGCGGATATGTCTATCAAGAAGAAGGGTGAGTCCACTCGCGGTCAAACCGGTAAAGGTGCACCAATTGTGCGTGTAAATAACCTTTCAAAAGAAGCCGGCGAAGAAGTTGAAATGGATGTTTTTCACATCCTCAATAAGACCCCGACCATGGGTGATAAGCCTCTGGACGGACGCGGTGAAACGCTAACCTCTTCCAGTATGGATCTGAAAATCCTGCAAGGTCGTCACATGGTTAATCCTGGTGGCAAGATGGCCAAGCAGCGCACCAAGCACGACTTAAAGGCTATTGCGCGAAATGAGCTGGCCGGTAAGGGCGGTTACTACAGCCGTCTTTGTGATGAGACCACTCTGTACCACCTGGCTGGTGCTCGCGGTACTCGTGAAGCGACGCACTTGATCGTGCCGGGTCAGGCGCATCCTGAGTTTGATGAGATTATGGTAAACGGCCTGCAGGCACCTACCTATGATCGTCACTTCTACGGTGGTGATGCTACCTCTCTGAACGATATCGACTCGTCCGACGTGTTCACTCTTGATACGGTGGAAAACATGCGACTCCTGATCGATGAGCAGGACAGCATGGTGATGCAGCCGATTCGCTTTAAGGGTGACATGCTCGCCGATGAAGACCCAATGTACGTTCTGTACCTGACTCCGCGTCAGTTCAAGGACTTCAAGGCGACCACCAGTGCGAAGCAGTGGCAGGAAATGTACGCGGCTGCGAAAAACCGTACTGCGTCAATCAGCAAGAACCCGATTTTTGCTGGTGACTGCTACTTCTGGGAAGGCATTCTCATCAAGAAGATGAACAGCAACTG